CTGGTCGCAGCAATGGCCGGTGCCGCGCTGATGATCTGGCGCTACTGGGAGCCGATAAAATCCTTCTTCAGCGGCTTCTGGTCCGGGCTTGTCAGCGCCATCGCGCCGGTTAAGCAGGCATTCGCGCCGCTGGCCCCCATCTTCGACGGCATCGGCAATGCCATCGGCCGGGTGTGGAACTGGTTTAAGCAGCTGTTTGAGCCGGTCAACGCATCAGCGGAAACGCTGCGCGAATGTACCGAAGCAGGCCGCGTCTTTGGCGAGATTGTCGGCAAGGCGATATCCGGCGTGGTCAGCGTCATTCTGAAGGTGGCCGAAGGGATTGGCTGGCTGCTGAAAAAGCTGGGCGCCATTCCCGAAGCGGCCAACGCCGCCAAAGAAGTCGCAGGCACGATGGATGCCGTTGCCCCGCAGGCTAAAACGCCGGTGATGTACGTCTGGGACAGTAAACAGAAAAAGATGATAGCGCAGGAGTTGAAGCACGCCGCGCCCGCCGTCAAAGCCGCCGCCGTCAGTGCGCCCAAGCCCGCAGCGACGCCACCGGCAGCCCCGGCAGTTGCACCGGTTCCGGTTTCGGAACTGGGCGGGAAAAACACGGTCAGCAAAGGCCGGAAATCAGGTTCCGGCAGCGCGGTAGCCGATGCAGCAACCTCGCCAGCGGCTGACAAGCTCGGGGAAATCGTCTTCAAAAAACATCCTGCCGTTATGCCCGTGGCGGGTACTTACATGGAACCTCGGATCACAGCCGCCAACAGCCAGGCGCAATCTCTGACGGGGAGGATCGGCAGCGCGGTATCCGGCTTTACCAGCAGCGTGATGAAATGGCCGGCACGGTCAACCCTGCCCGGTATCCCGGTTCCCGTCACACCTGCAGGACGGTCAAAGCCGACCGTACTCGATGCAGGCATCGGCGATATCAACCTGACCATTAATTTTAACGGCGCGGAAAGACACGACGCTAAAGAGATAGCCCGGATGGTGCGGGACGAAGTGAAAAGCGTTATGCGCGAAGCTGAAGCCCGCCGACGCTCACAACTCAGAGACAGGGAGTAACACACGATGATGATGGCTTACGGCATGTTTGTTTTTATGCTTGATACCGCCGCCTATCAGGCGCTCCAGCAGGAAACCTCCTGGCGGCACGTTAAGAACGACAGGATCGGGAAATCAGCAAAGTGGCAGTATATCGGGACCGGGGAGGACAACATTACGCTGACCGGCACCCTGTACCCGGAAGTCACCGGCGGCGATGTGTCGCTGGCAACCCTGCGCACGATTGCCTACGGCGGGCGACCGTGGCCGCTGGTCGAAGGCACCGGCTCAATTTATGGGATGTTTGTCATTGCAGGGATCACGGAGAACCGCACGGAATTTATGAATGATGGCAAGGCGCAGAAAATTGAGTTTACCCTCACTCTGAAGAAGGTCAGCGAGTATATCAGAGAGAAGCTGGCAGGGATTACGGCGGATGATATTTTGTCGCTGATTTGATTTAAACGGGGAGCCTGATAACTCCCCGCTTTGTTAGCATGCAATTTTTTAATCAGATTTCAACCTGGTTTTACAGGCCACGTGATATCTGCCGCAGCAATTACATCAATTCGATTATGCTGCACCCGGTACTTTTTCCACGCGAGCAGAGCCAGCTTCTCCGAATCTGTCGCCATATCGAGATCAACCGCATCCTGAAGCGGTACAATAATGTCAGTTGCGGACTGCATCAGGTAACTTTTCATGCTTGCTGCTTTTGTTTCAATCTCTTCCTGCGTCACCACACGAGGCTTAATTATCCTACCATCAAAAATCCACTCACCGTCAGCGTTAAACCCTTCAGGTACGTCCTCCCTGTCAATCAGCGCCACTGAAAGGTTTTCAGGGAAAATACCCGTTGCATCATAGCTCTGGATCCTGATGGTCCCATCTGTCTGAAAGGCAATTTTGAGCGACTCTTTATCCAGGCTATCGCGAATTTCATACCAGTCACGCCCGTCCGACTGAAGATACTGCGCGTTCGCCAGGGCATTTTCAGGCGTATACCGCGTAAAATTATTATAAATCATGACGATCCCCTATAAGGCTGAGACGTTAGTCCAGACGCCCGCCACTTTTTTTTGTAACCGGCGAAAATAAATCCGGTTAATGAAGGTGTAGGTGCCTGTTGATGAAACGGAAACACCCGTCTGAACAGCGCCGGATGGCAAAATAGTGTCAATAGTCTGGTTTGTGGCGGGGATGTTGACGACAATTGACTCCTGAACGCCCAGCTGCACGTCCGATGCCATGTTGGCGTTTAACAGGGTGCCATCGCGCGCAATCTCAAGATAACGAGTACCGTTAACCTCAATCGCTATACTTCTCATGGTTTTATCACCGGCACGAACCATGCCGATGCGCACGTAATCCGAATACCAGGTGTAACTTGACCAGGCAACAAAGGTATTCGCAGCCTGCCCTGCGGGGGCAGAAATAAGCTGAACAGGGTTAGACTCATAACCCATTGTGCCTACTGCCCCAAGGCGAAAGGTTTTATCGTAATCCCCGCCACCCGAAGAGACTGCACCAACGTTATCTGCGCTCAGGCTGATATCTTGTGACCCATCAAAACCTACACCGGCGATTTTTCTGGAGTTCGCCAGCTTTGAGGCGCTGACAGCCGTCCCGCCAGCGGGAAGCGCACCCACATCTGCAGGCGTTGGCTTGTTGAGTGAGTGATACAGCTCACCCCACTCAGAAAGTTTCTTCGCAGGCAGCATCATTCTGATAAACGCACGTGGCTTACTCCCTGCCGCGCCTAACCCCTGCGCGGCAATCTGCCAGCCGATATCATCGCCCATAGCGTGAGTTAACCCGCCACACCAGATCCCGGGCAATGGCCCGATGTTATCCTTTGGTGCAAAGTAATCGAATTTTGTGACGTCCACGGTACTCATTGTTGACGCCAGCTTTTCATTCCTGATCCCAAGACCAAATAGCCCTGAGCCATCCAGCCCCAGCGCTTTTATCTCACTACTAACAAATGCCGTGTTTGCAATTTGCTCGCTGTTACTGCCCTTTCCTGCCGTGGGGGCTTTTGGCGTTCCGGTCAGGACAGCATCTTTTTTCGGCGCGTACTGAGGGTGCGGATCCGCATCTTTCACGTGCGCGGCGAGGCGGCTGTCCGCGTACTGCCGGGCTACCAGCGCGTTATCGTCGGCATACTTTCGAGTAGCCAGCACCACGGATGGGTCAATCTTCAGCGTCACCGCGTCGGTGCTGTTAACGATCAGGATCATGCGCACGGTCTGCGTGCGGCCACTGCCTTCCTGCAATAGCGGCTTATACGTTTCCGCGCAGTTCGCTACGGCAATCAGCACGCCATCAGCATCAAACAGGCCGATCTCACGAATCCACCAACCGCCCTCATTTTCCGGGACAACCTGCTCAGCAATGATCTGGCTGGCGTTGGTGCTGTCGATGCTGAGGGAGTTCAGCTGCGCACGACGCTTTTCCCCTATCAGGGCCGTCTGGCTGGCGTTCGGCGTTGGCAGCACGCCGCCGCCGTCGCCCAGCGCCATATGTGTAATCTGTAATTGCGTCCCCAGCGCGGCGGCGTTTGCCAGCTTACCCGCGCCGAGATTGGTCAAAATTGCATAGTATTTAGCTGTCATGCGCTCACTCTCACGCTGTCAATAATATGGACCGCGCTGGCACCGTACCCGATGCCGCTCACGGAAATAATGTCTGGTGTGTACGGGTAAACCGTCAGTTCATCCCCGGAATAACAGGCCGCCGCAACCGGCAAGCTGCCGCTGGTCTGCAAATTAATCGACATGCCGATCAGATGGCGGCTGACAGGCTTTGCATCGCTGATAAGTCGCTCAAGCTCCTGATAGGTTTCCTCACTGATGCCCTGATCCTGCACGCCAATATCCAGGCGGAACGTGCCTGGCGCTTCGCCGTTTTCCCACCACTCGGAGATGCGCAGCAGGAAGCCGAAAGGCTCCACCACCCGGCGGATAGCCGTGGTTGTCCCTT